GGATAGCCTCAATCGCAAAGTTCGTGTGGCGACGATATACAACCTTGAAGAAGGTAATTTGAGGATTACCAGTTAAATAAACATCCTGTGCTCCGTATGCTACTAATTGAAGAAGACCACCACCCATTTACGCTATATTCTTTATACTATTAGAGGAGAAAAAAATATGAATTAAATGTATGTGTCATTTTATTATATAAAAATTAATATTAATTATTCTATTATAACGATGTTCAAAGAAAAATCATCAAAAAAAAAATATATTTCCGACAATAATGAGGTTTTTACGTTAGATGCGATGCATAACAACATTATAAAGAAGTTTGAACTGACTAACAAAGACAAAGAGGGCTACAAGATACTACTACACGATTTAGAAGCCCAGTCGAACCTCATTATGGAAAATATAGAAACCCACAAGAGCATTCACATTAACGACAAGGAATACGTAAATGCTTTATGGACGAGCAATATTATTATAAGAGAGAAAATTATTGAACTGAGAAACAATATTAAAGAGTTGGATACGTATAACGAAGTTGAGTATTATAAAAATACGAGTTATATATTATTTCAATACTACGATACCGTGGAGAAGCAGTCGAATATAAGTAATCCGCATACGTCTATTTCAAACGGCGTCTGTATTTCTTCGAGTGAATTGCTAAGCAGACAACCGAAGATTTACAAGAATGATTCGAAAAAGAAGCGTTCGTCTGTTTCAGCGACAACAATAAATGTTTTAGATGCTCTTAATAATCTAAACACAGAAAATAATTTAACGAGCGATATAAGCAAACCCTCGGATATGAATGACGGATGCGGGAACGCAAACAACGGCAGTGGGAACGGGAACGGCGGTGGGATTACGAACACGAATGATAATGTAATCGATAAAAGTTCGCTCGTAGATAAATATATGTCTATTATAAATAAAAAGTATGTTCGCAATGTCGAAGAGGAGGACATTGAGATTTGTAAGAATTGTAAGAACCAGATGACCTGCTTACAGCACGACGCAATCATCATCTGTAATCTTTGCGGATACCAAGAGTTGCTTCTTGTGGAGCAAAACCGTCCTATCTTAAAGCAGAATACAAAGGATACGTCTCATTTTAGTTATAAGCGTATCAATCATTTTCGAGAGTGGTGTAATCAGGTTCAGGGGAAAGAAAGCACAGATATTCCTGACGAAATATTTGAAAAGATTTTAACAGAAATAAAAAAAGAGAAGATTGTGGATACGAAAACGATAACCTATAATAAGATGCGGGATATTCTCAAACGTCTGCGGATTAACAAATATTACGAACATATCAACTATATCATCAATCGAATTAATGGAATACCTACTCCGCAGTTTAGCCAAGAACTCGAAGATAAGTTGTGTAATATGTTTCGAAACATCCAAGCACCGTTTTTAAAACATTGTCCGAAGGATAGGAAGAATTTCTTGTCATATAGTTATGTTTTGTATAAGTTTTTTCAAATATTAGGGCTAAATGAATATCTCAAATATTTCCCACTATTAAAAAGCAGAGAGAAACTATACGTCCAAGACCAAATATGGAAAAAGATATGTATAGAACTGAATTACGAAATCATCCCTTCGTTATGACCTCTAATCTAATCTAATCTAAACGCCGTTCGGGAAACCCACCATACGGAAACCAGCGCCTAACCCGACGCCTTGTCTCGCTCCCGCCGATACCGCAGGGGATAACAAGTCAAGGACGGAGAAGGTACAAGCGGCGGTTAATGCCAACATCCAGATTTCGCTCCAATCCAATTTATTATTCGGTAATATAAGGGCTACGAAGGCGACGATAAGACCTTCGAAAGCGTATTTAAGAAGTCTTATAACGACATCCCAGAAATCAACAGTGTATTCCATTTTATTTTTATGCTATACCTATTATACTATACTATTATAACATAAAAATTAAAAATATATATAAGATTTATATTCTATAATAGTATTAGATTAGAAAAAGATATTAAATGTCCGCAAATATTACAAGCGTTAAGGAGGTAGATTATTTGGATGAGGATAAGCCTATCAGGGGACAGAACTACGTGTTGCTCTCTTTTTTAAGCCCCGAGGATGTCCTTGTGAATAAGGAGGCGTATATGTTTAGCCAATTCATTACGAAGTTTAGCAATGATATGACCGCACTATTGGACGGTATCTCGGAGAAATATAGTGACTCAAAGGATTTCGTGAGTTCCATCAAGGAGAACAATGCCTATATCTTTAACCCGAAAGATATGAGCGAACAATATGGGTTTTACAAGTCGATTAATAACGAAAAGTTGGAGTCAGAATATCACCGTGATAATAACTTTGTAACCTCTATCCGTGGCATCAAGGTTCGTGGAGTGTTCGATACTATCGAGGAAGCCAAGAACCGCAGTGAGTTTATCAAGAAGATTGACAATAAGTTCAACATCTATATCGCACAGATGGGTTGCTGGTGTCCTTGGTCGCCGAACCCTGATTGCTTGGAAAATCAAGAATATGCCGAGACGCAACTGAATACCCTAATGAAGGAATACAAGAAGAATATGACCGACAAGGATGTTCTCTTTGAAAATCGTAAGGCATCCCTATTCCCTCCCCAAACGGTTGTTGAAGATGCGGAGGAAACGACTGAGATTACCGAAGTAGCGGAAGCAGCAACGACAAATGAAGTAGTCTCAGCAGACGCAGCGGAAGGTATCGAAATGTCAGAGGTTAAGAGCAGTATCGAGCAAGTGGATGCGTGGAGTTCTCAGAAACTCGGCATTCAGTAAATAACTGGAATGGATAATGTGTATTTTTTTCTTATTTCTTAATATTAAGAAATGAAAGCAATAGCGATATTTTTATTATTTTTAGGGTCGATAATGATTATACAAGGCTACTATAATAATAAATCTGTATGTAAAAAAGACAAGGTGATTGTCAAATACATACCACGAAGTATTTACGAGGAGCAATTAAAGCCCGACGAAAGTCTCCAAACATTTTATAAGAGTATGTTCGAAGACATATTATTACGCTAATTGGTTTTATTTTTATCCTTAATATTAGTAAATGGATATATTAAAAGATATTGAAAAAAGCCTTCTGGCTATTAATATGTATGACAAAAGTGCCGAACCCGCAAAGTTAAGCAAGATTAAAAAACTGGTTGGCGATTACTTTAAACACAAAGGGGACGAGAGCAATGTCGTTTCACAGAAGATTGCGAAATATGACGAGCAGTTTAAGAAGGTTAGAGAGCGTAATGATTATGAATACGATTTATTTTTAGAAAAGAAGGACGAGTTGCGTTCTATATTTAAAGAAACGAAAACCTTATCGTCGCTATATGATTATTTAAATTATAAATATACAAACGACCACCAAAGCATCCCCGATATCTATACATACGAATATTTCGATTTAAATGACCGTATCGTCGTTCCCAAAGCGCCGAAGAAGGATGACAAAGAAACGAAAGCGCCAAAAGCGCCGAAAACCCCCGCAGTCCCGAAAGTCCCGAAAGCGAAAGCAGCGAAAGCAACAAAGGAACTGAAAGACTGTCCCGAGGGCAAAGTGAGAAATCCGATAACGAAGCGATGTGTCAATGAGAAAAAAGCACCGAAAGCGAAGGCTGCTAAGGCGACTAAGGAAACGAATGCGGATGAAGTTAAGGAAGTGATTGTGAAGGTTGTGAAAGAGCCGAAAGCGCCGAAGGAACTGAAAGAATGTCCTGAGGGTAAAGTGAGAAATCCGATAACGAAGCGATGTATCAAGGATGTAAATTATAAAAAAAAGTAATTAAATAGAAGGAGATAGTAAGTAGTAATTTGAAGAATGGTTAAAACTGTCGAACGAACATTTCGTATCAATTGGTTCAGTTTCATATTCGCTTTTATATTAGGACTTATATACGTGTATATATCTTCGCCACCTATTCGAAATATCATTAAATACCCGACGCCTTATAACGCAAACAAAATAGTCTATAAGAACCTCGACAATCAATGCTATAAATATAACGCAGAGGAAGTGAAATGCACCGATACGTCTTTAACACAACCTATTATATAAGGAAATTGGGAAGGGTGGCTACTGATACTTATTTTTTTAATTTTTATAGATATAAATTAGATAGATAGATATAGATGAATAGAATAATAAATAAAAAAGAGCCTTCGGGGCTAAGAGTTTCAATCGACCGAATGTTCTATGACGAAACGGGGCAAATCATCGTGAGTGCTTTGTTCGGTCTTTCGTTAGCCCTATTATTTCGACGCATCTGTAAAGACAATTGTGTCGTGTATTCTGCCCCTGACATTAAGGATATTGAAGGGAATGTTTTCAAACTCGAAGATACCTGCTATAAATACAAGTCGTATCCCGTGAAATGTAATTCGACTATCGAGAAACAGTTATAACCTTATTATTTTAATAAAACGCCCGATAATCTAATAAGCGCCCCTGGGTTTTTCGAGAGGATGTTTGCTATTGCGTAATATAAATTAGATTGAAAATATTATATATCAATAGATAAGAATTATAATGTCGACGCCGATTAGCACATTACCGCTAAAAACACAATCTTCAAGCACCGCAGAAGTGAATGACATTAATGACCCAGTAGTTCAAGATGTCCTAAATGAGTTCCAAGACGAATTAATGATGTCGAAGCAATCGAAATCTCCTCAACCGCCACATCCGCCGCTATCGCAGCATTCTTACCCACCGATGCCCCCGATGCCTCCACCGCATTCGCAGCATCCGCAACATCCATATTCGCCGCTATCGCAGCATCCGCAGCATCATTCATACCCGCCATATCCGTCGCAAAGCAAGTATGATAGTATGTCTGGTATGTCTGCCTATCTCGATATAGAAGTCGCAAAAAAAAGTTTGATATTCGT